ATTTACGCAACTCTTGTAAAAGCAATTCAAGAACTAAAAGCAGAAGTAGATTCCCTTAAACAACAACTAGGAAAATAAAATGACAGACTTAGTAGAAGTAACAGCAGAAGAAGTAGCTCGCCACTATGCGGCAGCTATGGATTCAGTAAACCTATTGCAAGCTGGACAACCTGAAGGCACAACTGACGAAGAATGGGCTGATACAGTAGCTCGCAATAAAGAGCATCTTAAAATTATGCTTGCTAAAGACTTTTGGACTACAGAAGACTTAGCACCACTACAAGCTGTTCTATGATTGAAAAAATCATTGCTTTTTTAAACAGTATTCCTGTGGATAAGGTTTACCATTGTCTTGGGGGTGTTGTTTTATTTGCTATCGGTCAGCTATTTGGTTATGGATTAGCATTAGCGATTATTGGTGCTATCGCTAAAGAAATTTATGATTATTTCCATCAAGACAAGCATACCCCTGATATTTGGGATGCAGTAGCGACCACTCTTGGTGGATTACTAGGTTTTGTTATTTATTTAGGTTATTAAAAAGGGTTTGCCGATTGCCCTTTCAATCGGACAATTTAGGAGAAAATAATGGGAAAACAAGAAAAGACCCCAATTACTATCGATGATGTTGAATATAAGTTCGAGGATTTAACCCCTGAACAACAACAGTTATTTAACCATTGCATTGACTTAGACCGAAAGATTGGCTCTGCTCAGTTCAATTTGGATCAATTAACTGTAGGCAAGAATGCCTTTATCACAATGCTTAAAGACTCATTAGCTAAATGACAACAGCTTTTCAGTCTAATGCCTTTCAAAACTCTGGTTTTCAGGTCGATCCTGTAACTGGGATTCTGTATGTCGTAGATGAGAATGATAGTGGTAGTTTTGTAGGACAGGTCGGTATTTCAGGGGTTCTCTCTGTTACCGACCAAGATGATTCATGCAATATCCAAGGCACAGTTGCACAGCCAAACAATATGGATATGCACGATGGCTTTACTCCTGAAGAAATCAAGAGAGCTAGAGCATTAGACAAAAAGATAGCCAAATTAGAAGCTAAGAAGCGACAGGCTATCCTTGACAAGAGATTAAAGAGAAAACAAGCCCTTAGAGACTTAGTTTCACCACCTGTTGCACAAATACAACAGGAAGAAGTAGAATCCTTATTGGAAGTTCAAGTTGGTAAACCGCCAGTTGATCTTAAAAAAGTCAATGCAAACCTTATCCGACTTGAGCAACAGAAAAAACAGTTGCTTAAAGCTGTAGAGTTAAGAATGCAAATTGCACAAGCACAGATGCAATTAGCTATTTTTGAAGCTCAGAAAAAAGCAGAAGAACAGGATGAGGAAGAATCAATACTTGCATTACTTTTGTAAATTCCTCGTCTCTACTAGGAGATTGAGATGAAGCATATTTGTCCTTTATGCCAAAGTGAATATGAAAAGCCTGAAGAAAAGGCTATGACCGACAAAGAAAAGTTCATTGAATGGTGGACTCCTACTGTTGGCAAAGAAGCAGCCGAAGCCTCATGGGAAGAAAAGCAAAAACAGCCTAAAAGAATGGCCAATATGGTTATTTCTGATATTGAAGGCTATATATCTCAGGTAGATGGCTCATGGATTGACTCTCGATCCAAACACAAAGCCCATCTAAAACAGCACAAAATGATTGAATTAGGTAATGACCCTATTACTCAGCACAAAACTGTTGAAATCGACAGAAAATCTCAAGAAGCTAGAAAGCGAGCAATTGCCGAAGCTACTTATGCAAAACTAAGATATTAACCCCAACTACTTGGAGAACAAAATGGCAGACTTAAGATCAGCATTAGAAGAAGCAATGGCTCAGGCAGAATCAGGAGAATTAGAAGCTCCTGTTGAAAAGGAGATTGAAGTTGATGAGACACCGAGAAATGAGAAAGGTCAGTTTGTTGCTAAAGAAGAGGTTGAGCAAGAGGTTGAAGAAGCCCCTGTTGCTGAGACTGAGCATCAAGAAGAGCCTGAGATTGAGGTAGAAGTTAAACCAGCTTTAGCTCGACCAACTACCTGGAAAAAAGACTATCTGCCAATTTGGGACAAGCTTACTACAGGTCAGCAATTAACCCCTGAAGAAGCTTTAAAACTAGCCGAATACTCAAATCAAAGAGAATCTGAGTATAAGAAAGGTGTATCTGCATACAAGGCAGAAGCTGACAATGCTAGAGCTTTAAGAGAAGCTATCGATCCATTTGTTCCTGAATTACAGAAGTCAGGCATTCATCCTGTTGCATGGATTAACAATTTGGGTCGTGCCCATATGATTCTTTCAAATGCACCTTATGAACAAAAAGTGCAAATGTTTAACAAATTAGCTCAAGATTATGGTATAACACTAAATAATAATGGGGAAGTGGTGCAACAACCGCAAGACCCATATACTCAGCAGTTGATGAGCCAGCTTCAGATGATGAATCAGGAAGTCAGCACAATCAAAAGCCGATATGAGCAAGAAGAGCAACAAAGGTTAATGAATGAGATTAACCGAGTAGCATCAGATGTGGATAAGTTTCCGCATTTTGAAGAGTTAAGAGAACAAATGGCTCTATTACTAGAGAAAGGTTTGGCCTCTGACCTCGAAACAGCCTATGCAAAAGCTGTGCGATTGAATGACGAAGTTTGGCAACAAGAGCAGAACCGACTTCTGCAACAAGCTAAACAAGAGCAAATCAAAGCACAGAAAGTAGCTAAGGCGAAGGCGGCTGCTGTAAGCCCTAAATCCGTTACACCTAATGGAACTGTAGGCAACTCAGGCGATAAAAAAGATAGAAGATCCATTTTGGCAGAACAAATGAGCCAATCTGATTCTCGATTTTAATTAAACTTTTTTTAAAGGAAATATCATGGCATTTGCTAACTCAGCGATTACCGATATTATCGCTACCACAATCCAAAGTCGTAGCGGTGAATTGGCAGACAACTTAACACAAAACAATGCAATCCTACAAAGATTGCAACAAAAGGGTAATATCCGTCCTTTCTCAGGCGGTAATGTAATCTTTGAAGAGATTATGTATAACGACCCTAATACAAACAATGCGAACTCATATTCTGGTTATGAAGTTCTAAATATTTCTCCTGATAGCCCAATTTCTGCTGCTCAGTATTCAATTACTCAGTATGCTGACTCTGTGACTATGTCAGGTCTAGAAATGTTGCAAAACTCAAGCAAAGAAGCAATCATCGACTTGTTAGATGGTCGTATGCAAGTTTCTGAAGCTCGTCTATTAAACCGCATCTCTGGTGACTTATACCTTGATGGTACTGGTAATGGTGGTAAGAATATTACTGGTTTGGCTGCTGCTGTTCCTGATAATCCTGCTACTGGCACTTATGGTGGTATCAATCGTGCTAACTGGACTTTCTGGAGACCAACAGTAACTACAGGTACAACAGTTACTGCTGCAAATATCCAAGGTTTGATGACAACTACAGCTATTCAATTAGTTCGTGGTACAGACAAAGCTGACCTTATCGTAGCTGACAACAATTTCTATTCATTGTATGTTCAGTCATTGCAAGCTATTCAGCGTATCACTAGCGAAGAGTCTGGTGCTGCTGGTTTCGCTTCATTGAAGTTCTATGGTGGTGGTACTTCTGCTGATGTAGTATTAGGTGGTGGTTATGGCTCACAAGCTACAAGCAACCATATGTGGTTCTTGAACACTAACTATATCTTCTTGCGTCCACACAAAGAGCGTAACTTCGTACCTATCGGTGGCGAGCGTCAAGCGATTAACCAAGATGCTATCGTTAAGCTTTATGGCTGGGCTGGTAATTTGACTTGTTCAAATCAGTTCTTGCAAGGCTTGTTGATTAACTAATTTGTGATATAGAAAAGGAAAAATATCATGGCATATTCAATTACCCCTACCGCTGGTATCGATTTAGTGAATGTTGTAAATACAAACACTAACTCTGCTGGTACTGCAATTCCTGTAAATGGCCCATTAGGTTCAGAAGTATTTGGTTCTGATGGTAAGATTTATGTATTGGGTCAAGCCAATGCTTCAATCCCTGCTTCAACTACAGCTTGCACAGTAAATGCAACAACTTTCTTGGTTACAGCTTCTGGCGGTTCTTATACTAGCCCAGCTACAGCTTTGACATCAGGTCAGTATGCTTGGTTTGCGAAGGCTTCTGTTTAATTACTAGCAAAAATTAGTAATTTCATAGAAAATAAGGGGTAACCTCAAAAGGGTTACTCCTTTTTTATTAACCCTAACTACTTAGGAGAAGTAAATGGCTATTGAATCAGATATTCAAAATGCAGACAGTCGATTGGCAGTCCAATTCTACAATCGAGCAGTAAAGAATGAACCAAAAAGTGCCGAAGCTGGCAGACCTATCTTTGAAGATAAGATTTATATCAAGATTGTTGTGCCTGGTGACAATTTAAGCGAAATTGATCGACCAATGTATAATGAAGATAAGGCAAGATTTCCAAAGCATTGGTATGACTTCCAAAATCGTCATGGAAATGATGAGGTTGTAACAGGCACTCCTGTAGAAGAATGGTCTATTTTGACCAAAGGACAGGCAGAAGAGCTAAAAGGTCTGAAATTCCGAACAATCGAGTCTATTGCTAATTGTGCAGATGTCCAATTACAAAGAATTGGCATGATTGCAGGTATGTCTCCCCATGCTTTCCGAGATAAAGCAAAGGCATTCTTAAATATTGCTCAAAGTTCAGCAGATGTCGAGAAAAGAGAGGCTGAATTAGCTGCTATCAAGGCTGAAAGCGAGAAAATTAAAGCCGAAGCTGATGCAAAACTAGCTAAGATGCAAGAACAGTTAGAAGCTTTGATGACTTTGGTAGCTGAAAAGAAGAAGCCAGGTAGAAAACCTAAAGAAGTAGAAGAAGAGTAAAAAATAGGGGGTGAAATTCCCCCACTTTTCTATTAGAATTGCTATAATTGCCCCAAATACCCTTATTACTTTGGGTGAAACTCTCCAAGTAAAGGAATATTTATGTCATCTACAATGCTAGAGCTTATTCAGGCAACCTCAAATGAGTTGGGTCTTGTAGCACCCACCTCTGTTGCTGGTAATACTTCTCAGGATGTAATCCAATTATTAGCCCTAATGAACAGGGTTGGATATGATTTGACTAAAGAGTATGACTGGAGAGCTTTAGAAAAGGAATACCGATTCTATACCCAAGCAGTTAGCACTACAGGCGATGTAGTCAATGGCTCTTATGACCTTATAAATGTAGCCAATACCACAGGAATTGTTGCTAATAAATGGATGGTTACAGGCACAGGCATTCCACAGGATTGCTATGTCGTAGCTGTTAATGGTTCTACAGTAACCCTAAATCAACCTGCTAATGCTGATGCTATTGGCACAAACCTTACTTTTGGTCAGACTAAGTATGATTTACCGCCTGACTATGAAACTATTACAGACCGCACACAATGGGATAAGACTAAGCATTGGGAAATGTTAGGCCCTGAAGATGCTCAACAATGGCAATGGTTAAAGTCTGGTTATATTTCAACTGGCCCTCGCATTCGATGGAGAATCTTAGGTCAATATTTCAATATTTGGCCGATTATGAATACCCAAGAGTATTTAGGCTATGAATATCGATCAAAAGGATGGGCACAATCATCTTCAGGAGTAGTCAAGAATAGTTTTACTGCTGACACAGACACTACTTTCTTTGATGACCAAGTCATGATTTTGGGCACAAAGCTCAAGATGTGGCAGATTAAAGGCTTTGATACAACTTCATTGCAACAAGAATTTGACCGCTATTTGTCTGTAGCTAAGGCTAATGACAAGGGTTCTGCAACTCTTAGCTTTGCTCCATATCCATCTAAGGTTCTTATTGGTTATGCCAATATACCAGATACTGGATACGGATCTTAATCATGGCAATAGCACAAAGAAGAAATGCTGTAACCGCTAGTATTCCAGCTCCTATTGGTGGTTGGAATGCTAGAGATTCCCTAGCTAATATGGATTCTATGGATGCAGTTCAAATGGTGAACTTCTTTCCTACTCCATCCGATATTACCCTTAGAAAAGGCTATAGAAAGATTTCTACAGGCATTACAGGGCAAGTCCAAAGCTTGATGAATTATGCAGGTGTAAGCTCTCAAACCCTATTTGCTGCTGCTGGCACTAAGATTTATGATACTTCTACAAGCACAGCGACTCAAAAGGTTACAGGCTTATCTAATGCTAAATTTCAGCATATCAATATGTCCACTACTGGCGGTCATTTCTTAGTAGCTTGTAATGGTGCTGATCCTGTTCAGATTTATGATGGCACAAATTGGTTTACTGTAGCTACAACTGAAACTGCTCAAACAATTAGCTCAATTACTCATATTGGTGCGGTTGCAACTCTTACAACTGCTTCTGCTCATGGCTTGGCAACAGGCAATCGAGTAGTTATTACAGGGGCTGTTGAGGCTGCTTACAATGGTACTTATGTCATTACAGTAACAGGAACAACTACCTTTACTTATACAATGGCTTCAACTCCTAGTGCGAATGCTTCAGTAGTTGGCACTTATACAGTTTTAGGTATTACAGGGGTCAATTCAAATACCTTTATCAATGTCAATCTATTTAAAAACAGGCTTTATTTCACTCAAAAAGATACCCTTAAATGCTGGTATTTGCCTGTTAATTCTATTGGTGGAACTGCAAGCCCATTAGATTTTGGTGGTATTGCTCGTAATGGTGGCTATTTACAGGCTATGGGTACTTGGACACTAGATGCTGGTCAAGGTGCGGATGATTATGCAGTATTTGTCACTAATATGGGAGAAATCATTGTTTACAATGGCACAAACCCTGACTCAGCCGATACCTGGGCATTAAAAGGTGTTTGGCAACTAGGTCAAACCTTTTCTAGAAGATGCTTTTTTAAATGGTCTGGTGACCTTTTATTGCTTACTCAAGATGGTTTAGTGCCTCTTGCTTCAGCTTTGCAGTCTAGCCGATTAGACCCAAGGGTAAACCTAACAGACAAGATTTTCTATGCAGTTAGTGTGGCTGCTAGTTCATTCTCTACCTTATTTGGTTGGCAAATTAACTATTATGCAGGTCAGAATATGCTGATTTTGAGCATTCCAACTGATACAGGAATGCAACAGTATGTCATGCACACAATTACTAAATCATGGGCTAATTTTCAAAATATAGAAGCTTATTGTTGGGAAGTCCACAATGAGGATATGTATTTTGGCGGTAATGGCTATGTCGCTAAGTTTTGGGATACTTATGCTGATGCAGGTAATAATATCAATGCTACTGTGCAACAAGCCTATAACTACTTTGACTCTAGGGGTCAGCAAAAGCGATTCACAATGGTTCGACCAATATTGCTTACAGACAATGGAGTTCCTGGTGTATATGTCGCATTAAATACAGACTATCAAACTCAGAACCAATTAGGTCAGGTGCAATTCAGCCCTTCAGCTTATGCTGTGGGTGTTTGGGATTCTTCCTTATGGGATCAAGCGGTTTGGGGTGGTACTTTGACAGTTAATAAAGATTGGCAAGGTGTTACTGGCATTGGATATTGTGGAAGTATTAGTATGAATATTGCCTCTCAAGGGATTGATGTCCATTGGGCATCTACAGACTTTGTGATGGAAAGAGGTGGAGTGATTTAATGCGGAGAGTCACTACTGAAAACCAAGAATATATGAGAGCTTGGCTTTCAAGAATGGTTCAGATTGACTTTCCAAATAATGCTAGGTTTATCGGACAAGAAATAGATGGAGAAATACAAGCGGTAGTCGGTTATTGTGGGTTTTTGCCAAATTCTTGCCAAATGCACTGTGCATCTTTGGTGGATAACTGGATTTCTAAAGATTTATTATGGGCATCTTTTGATTACCCCTTTAATAAATTAGGAGTCAAGGTTATACTAGCACCATTGCATTCTGGTAATAAAGAAGCAATAAGACTTAACCGACACCTTGGTTTTGAAGTAAAAGCTGAAATTGAGCATGGTCATATGGATGGTGACCTAACAATTATGGCAATGAAAAAGGAGCAATGCAGATGGTTGACCATCTCTGCTCCATTGAACAAAGGAGAGTAGCATGGGCGGTCAAGGACTTATGGGAAATGTAGCAGGAACAGGAGCATCTGTTCCACAGCCTACTTATGGGCAACAGCCTATGGGCACTAATGATGGATTAAATCCATTTACAACAAGTGTTTTAGCTAATCTTCAAAATGATCCAAGCCACAATGCTGGGCTAGATTCTTTTCCATCTTTGTCAAATTTTGGTAATCCAACAGGCTATGGTTCGGGTTTAACTGCTGCACAGCATGGTCAGATTGACATGGGCAATGGCAACTTTATGCCTACTAATCTTGGAGGTGGTTCTAATCCACTAGCGGCAGGTTTTGGTACAGGTACAACATTACCAGCAGAAGTAAACCCCAATTACAGGCCTAGTAGCGTAAATTATTTAAGTAATAATCAAAATACAGGCTATGGTTCAAGTTTAACTGCAGCACAACATGGTGTAATTGACATGGGTAATGGCAATCTAATGTCTACTAATTTAGGTGGCGGTGCTTACCCATTTGCAGGAGGTTTTGGTACAGGTACAACATTGCCTGAAGGTGTAAACCCAAACTATAGACCTAGTAGTGTTAATTATATTGGCGATAATGTTAGCTCTACCAATCAAAACACAGGATATAATTCTGGTTTAACTGCTGCACAGCATGGTCAGATTGACATGGGCAACGGCAATTTAATGGCTACTAATTTAGGTGGTGGAAGCTCTCCTTTTGCTGCTGGGGTAAATCAAAATGCTCCTCAAGGAGTTGGTCAAACCACACCAACACAAAATCCTTATGGAACTAATCCATATCAAAGTTCTACTAATCCTTTTATTCAAGCTGCTCAACAAACTCAATTCGGTAATGTCCAAGGGGCACAAGCCGCTACTGCTGCTAACCGAGTAAATCAAACAACTCCATTCGGTAGCTTAACTTACACACAAACTGGTGTAGATGCTAATGGCAACCCAGTATGGTCTGCTAATCAATCATTTGCTCCTGAAGTTGCAGGAACTATGTCGAATATTTCTAATCAAATTAGCAGAAATATTGGACAAGGTTTCAACCCTAATTTACCATCTACAGGCATCAATCCTGGCGAATCTTATTCTGATGCAATTATGAGAAGATTACAGCCAATTCAAGAAAGGGCACAAAAAGCTCTTGATGCTCAGTTGGCTAACCAAGGGATTATGCCTGGTTCTGAGGCTTATAACCAAGCTAAGACTTTGCAATCTCAACAACAGAATGACCAATTAACTAGTGCTATTGTTGGTGGTTTACAAACAGGTTTGGCCGCTAATCAACAAGCTTACAATCAAGCTTATCAAAACTATAACTTACCATTAAGTCAGTTATCTGCTTATAGGTCTGCTACTTCTCCTAATTATGTTAATCCATATACTCAAGCTGCTGTTAGTGGCCCTGATTATTTAGGTGCATACACAACTCAAGCTAATGCTGATTTAGCTGCTCAAAATGCTAAAGCTGCTCAACAAGCAGGATTAACTAGTGGTTTATTTAATTTAGGATCGAGTGCAATTATTGGAGCAGGTGGTGTTGGCAATTTAGCTAATACTATTGGCACAGGACTTTCTAATGCTGGCACAGGTGTTAGTAATTGGTGGAATGGATTGAGCTTCTAATATGACACCTAGCCAAATCATTTTTGCTGATATTCAGTCTCATGGGAAAGACCCACAGGCTGATTTACAAGCTATCAATTCTGCTGTTGCAGCCAAAAAAGGCTTCATTATGCAGTCTGGTAATACTGTTTTATTTTTATTAATGATTAGTCCTGAAGCTGCCGAATTGCATTTATATACTCAAGACAGGCCTATTGCTGTTGGTAAAGCTTTGCAAAGTTTTATTGATGGTATTAGAAAATCAGGAATTAAAGTTGTTTATGGCTCAGAAGAACCTCAACAGATTTTAGCTTTATTAAAATTTTTAGATATTCAAATTGAGCCTTCTGATAATCCTAAATATAAATGGATGGCGAGGGTCTAATGGGTGCAATTAGCGATGTAGTAAGCTCAGTTGGTGATGTCATTGGCGGGGCTGTCGATTTTGTTGGGAATGCCATTGATACAGTTGTTAGCAATCCATTAGAAGCTGCTGCTTTAATTGGTACTGCTATAATAGCTCCTGAATTATTGCCAGCTTTAGGCGAAACTGCTGCTGGTACTGCTGCTGCTGAAACTGGATTAGCGACTTTGCCTGAATCTGTGTTATCTGCTGATGCTGCTTTTGGTGCTCCTGCATCTGCTAGTTTAGTTGCTCCTGAAGTTGGGGCTGCTCAAGCTGCTAGTGCATCTATGGCATCTCCATCTATAGCAGATGTATTTGCAAATACAATTACTCATCCTGTAGAAGCTTCAACTACTCCAATTACTACAGGAAATGAAATTCCTTATGATTGGAATACTATCAATACAGCACCAAATATGACTGCTGTTGATGCTGCTAATGCTGCTGGTGCAGCTGCTTCAAATACTCCTTTGTCAAGCCAGTTAATGACAGGCGAAGGTGCAGTTCCATCTAGTTCTTTAACAGATAATTTAAAGCTTCCTAATTCATCACAAACACCGACACAATCTAATTTAAACTTAGCAAATGCTTTGAAATCTAGTTCTTTTTTGACACCACAGTTACAGACTTATCGATCACAGAACCCATTTAGTTTTACTCAACAACAACCGATTCAAGGTAATACCCCAAATTTTTCAGGGCAAACTGAAACAGCTTTAGGTAATACAAATTTATTGGCTAATTTATTGAAGCAAGGATAATCATGGCTACACCAATCAGAACTCAGAGTCCTTTTTTACTAGACCCAAACAATCCTATGGCTCAGGAGTATTTGGGCTTAGAAAGACAACAAAAATTAGCTGATTTATTGATTTCTCAAGGTGCTCAACAACCTCAAGGTCAAATGGTTAGCGGTCACTTTGTTAAGCCTTCTTTGGCTCAAAATATTGCCCCTTTGTTTGCTGGAATAACAGGGCAACAATTAAGCAAATCTGTTGAGCAAAAACAATTAGCTTTAGCAGACCAATTAAGAAAACAAAAAGCTCAAGGCATCCAAGAATTTATGGCTTCAGGTCAAGAAACTCCTGCAAGCTATAACTATGGCAACAATGAAGCAGACCAAATTACTACTGTAACTCCTGCTAAACCTGCTATGCCATATGACCAAAGGCTTGCTAATTTGGCTAGAACAAATCCTGAATTGGCTGATATGCTTATGGCTGAAAGATTCAAGACTCAGAAGAAGGGTGTTGAAGAAGAGCTTTACACTATTGGCCCTGATGGTAAGCCAATGATTGTTGCACCAGGAACTCCAAAAGATCCAACAGAATATAAAGAATATCTTAAAGCTACACAAGGGCCTAATGGTTTTAAAGGTAATTTCTTTGAATATCAACAAGCTCTTAAAAGAGCTGGTGCAACGAATGTTAATGTCAGCACAGAAAAATCTTATGGTTCTGCTTTTGGTCAAGGTTTAGCTAAATCTGACTTAGACTTATATGATCAAGCTAAAAATGCTCCACAAATGCTAGAAAATGTGCAATCAACCAAAAAATTGCTTGATAGTGGAAAAGTTTATACAGGTCTTGGTGCTAATGCAAAGCTTGATTTGGCTAGAATGGGAACTGCTTTAGGTGTTGCTGGCGAAGGAACTGCTGAAACAGTTGCAAATACTCAACAATTATTTGCTAATAGGGCACAAGCTACTTTGGATTCTATTAAATCTTCAGGACTTGGTGCTGGACAAGGATTTTCTAATAAAGATAGAGAGTTTTTGGAAGCTGCTAAGTTGGGTAATATTACTTATGACAAAGCTTCTTTACAAAGACAGCTTGATATTGAAGAAAGAGTTGCTAGACAAACTGTTAACAAATGGAATAATCGACTTAAATCTATTCCTAAAAGTGCTGTTGAACCAACTGGTATTAATGAAATTGTTTTGCCTATGCAAGGTCAAATTAATACTGGAAATGGTAGTGGTCGTGGGTGGAGACTTAAGGAGAATAATTAATGGCTGAAAAAGAATATACAGTTGTTGCTCCTGATGGCAAAGAAATTACTTTGATTGGCCCTGTTGGGGCTAGTCAAGAAGAGGTTATTGCTCAAGCTCAACAATTATATAAGCCTAGCTCTCAACAGGTTAAACCTAAATCTATTACAAATTATTTAGCTCCTGTAGTAGAAGTTCCATTAACAGTTGCTTCAAGTGCTGCTGCTCCTTTTTTAGGTGCTGCAAAAGGAATCTATCAAAATATTCGCCAAGGCACAAATGAAAGAGTAGATCGACCTGAGTTAGCTCAAGAGTTTATTTATAAGCCTAGTTCTCCTGTTTCTCAAGAAATCCTTGGGGGCATGGGAAGTGCTTTAGAAGCATCTAAATTACCGCCTTATATTCCTGGTGCAGGTCAAGCAGGTCAAGCAATTAAACAGGCTACACAATTTAGCCCATTACCATCTTATGCTGCTTCACAAATTGAAAAAGCATCTCCTGTAGTTTCTACTGTTACAGATAAAATGGCTAATCTTTTAAAGAAAGAGCCAAAACCATTTACTCCATCAACTAAAGCATTAGAAGAACAATCATCATCTTTGTTTAAAAAAGCCAAAGAATCTGGTGTTGAATTAAATTCTGAAGATTTTTCTAATGAGATGAATAATATAACTAGCAATTTAAGAGAGCTTGGATATGACCCAAGGCTTCATCCTAAAGTTGCTATTGCTATTGAAAATTTAACTAATCCAGATATTCCAAAAGATTTTAAAGAATTAAAAACTTTAAGAACTTTTATTAGAAATGCTCAAAAAAGTTCTGATTCAACTGAAAAAATGCTTGGAACTCAGTTAAAGAATGATTTTGATAGCTACATTGCAACAATGCCTGAATCTTCTGTTGTGGGTGGTTCTAAAGAAGGTTTAGCAGCATGGAAAGAAGCTAGAGATACATATTCTCGATTAAGCAAATCTGAAATTTTTGATGATATGCTAAGTAAAGCTGATTTAAATGCTTCTAAATATAGTCAATCAGGAGTTGAAAATTATTTAGCTACAAAATTAAGAAATTTAGCTAACAATGATAAACAAATGAGATTATTTACACCTGCTGAACAAGAGGCTATTAGAGAAGCTGCTAAAGGTGGAAATTTACAAAATATTTTAAGAATGGCAGGAAAATATAGCCCAAGTAGTGTTATAGCAACTGCTGGTGGATCTTATTTGGGAGCAAGTTTATTAGGCCCTGCTGGGGCTGTAATTGCACCTGCTGTTGGTGCTAGTGCTAAATATGCTGCTACTCAAATGAGAAAAGGTGATGTTAATAAATTGGCAGAAATGATGAGAAGAGGTCAAGAAACAACACCTATAATAAATTGGCAAAAACCTATCACAATGGATGATAGGGTTATTGAATTGTTAAAAAGATTTAATCAAGGGGAATAAGAATGAGTCGCAATGGATCAGGAGTCTATAACCTTCCTGCTGGTAATCCAGTAGTTACAGGTACAACCATATCTTCAACCTGGGCTAATAATACCCTTTCAGATATTGCTACTGCTCTTACGGGCTCTGTTGCTGCTGATGGTCAGACTGCTATGTCAGGCAACCTACAAATGGCTACAAACCTCATTACAGGCTTGGGTGACCCTGTATCTGCTCAAGATGCGGTTACTTTAAATTTCCTGTCTACAGGGACTTATACAGTTGATGGTGGGAGCTTTTAATGGAAATCGATCCTATTAAATTTGGTGTGACTTGGCAAAAAGTCGAGACTATGGAAACTGAAATGGCTGAAATTAAACAAGATGTCAAAGAATTACTAGCTCTTGCTAACAAAGGCAGAGGCGGTTTTTGGGTTGGCATGAGCATTGTCTCTGCTTTTTCTACTTTTGTAGGATATATCACACACTATTGGATGAATAAATAATGGCATTTGACCCTATATCAACAGTATTAGATATAGGTGGAAAAATCCTTGATAGGGTTATTCCTGATACCAATGCTAGAGATAAAGCCAAAGAGGAACTAGCAAAGGCTATCAATGACCAAGATTTTCAAATCACTATGGCTCAAATTGCAGTCAATGCTGAAGAAGCCAAATCTGACAATTTATTTAAAAGCGGTTGGCGGCCTTCTGTTGGTTGGACTTGTAGTATTGCCTTTGCTTTGCATTTTGTTGTTCTTCCAATACTTAATATTGGGCTTGTCGGTAGTGGCTATAAAGCCATTGCTATCCCTTTTGATATGGACACTCTCTTTACTGTCCTTGGGGGATTATTAGGTCTTGGTGGTTTAAGAACTGTTGAAAAGATGAAAGGCATTAAATGAAATTGAGTGAGTATTTCACCTTAGAAGAGCTTACTCATTCAGACCTAGCATCTAGAAAAGGCATAGATAACTCACCAGGTATGCTTGCATCAGCTAATTTAATGAGATTAGCTAAGTTGCTAGATCAGGTCAGAAAGTGCCTCGGCAAGCCTGTTATGGTTAATTCAGGGTTTCGATGCAAAGAATTAAATACTTTGGTGGGTGGTCAGCCAAACTCTCAGCATTTAGAAGGTTGTGCTGCCGATATTAGAATATCAGGCATGACTCCTGATGAAATAGTCAAAGCTATCATTCAATCAGATATTCAATTTGACCAAATGATTAGAGAATTTGACTCATGGGTTCATATTTCTGTAACAAATAGAGCAGAAGATACTCCAAGGAATCAAATACTTATTATTGACAAGCAAGGCACTAGACCTTATAAATAGCTGTTTTAAATACCTTTAAGGGTTGTATGAATGTATCTGATGAGAAATTTATAGCAATTTGGAGAGAAATACAGTCTCCAACTGGAGTAGCTAAAGTTCTAGGTATTGACCCTAGAAATGTCATGAGGCGAAGAAATTATTTAGAGGGTAAATACAATATTACTCTTGCTACAAATAATCCTACTAAAAAACCTGTTCATATTAATAAAGAAGAATTAAAAGAAAAATTAGAACAAAGAATACAACAAGCAGAACACAATGTAAGGCGAGGAATAGCTTTAGAAAAGGGTAGAGTAATTGTTTTTAGTGATGCCCATATCATTCCCGATTACAACACTACCGCTTCAAGAGCTTTAATAGAGTGCATCAAAGAGTTTAAGCCTGAAGTCATAGTTTGTAATGGCGATGCTTTTGATGGCCAAAGACTAAGTAGATTTCCTAGGATTGGATTTGACCAGACATATACAGTTAAACAAGAATTGGATGCTTGCATTGAATATCTTGGTGAAATTGAAAAAGCATCAACATTTAAACAAAACCTTATTTGGACTTTGGGAAACCATGATGCTCGCTTTGAATCACAATTAGCTAATAGTTCTGCACACAATTATGAAGGCATAAAAGGTTTTACATTAAAAGATCATTTTCCATTGTGGCAGTCTTGTTGGAGTTTTTGGGTAAATGACAATACTCAGATTAAACACAGGCATAAGGGCGGATATAATGCTGGCAGAGCAAATGTCCAAGCAAGCTCTGTGCATACTGTTACAGGCCATACTCATGTCTTAACTGTGCATCCATTTACAACATTAAATCCAGCATTTACTATGGGAACTATTTATGGTGTGCAAACTGGAACTTTAGCAAATCCTTATGGACAACAGTTTAGCTATATGGAAGATTCAGCTAGAGACCATAGAAGCGGTTTTGCTATGCTTACTTATGAAAGAGGGCAACTTTTACCACCTGAGCTAATTCAAGTCTGGGATGAAGATGCTGGCGAGGTAACATTTAGAGGAAAAATTTATTCGGTATGAGAACTGAAGCACAGCAAAAAATATATGAGTATAAAAAAGCATGGGCAAAAGCTAATGCGGAAAAAGTGCGAGCTTCTAGAAAAAAATATGAAGAAAACAACAAAGAGTTAGTTGATGCTTACAGAAATTCTGATGCTTTCAAAAAAAGAGCTATAGAAAGAGCCACAGCTTACAACAAAAAAAATAAAGATAAAAGAAAAGCTATTAGCTCAAAATATGCAAAAAATCATCCTCATAAAATTTTAATGAATGTTATGAAAAGAAATGCAAAAAAACTACAAGCAACTCCTAAATGGGCAGATGAAACAAAAATTGCTTGCCTTTATTCAGTAGCAGCTATGCTCAATAAGTATGGAACTGAAAAGTATCATATAGATCATATTGTTCCATTAAGAAGCAAAATTGTTTGTGGATTGCATACTTATGAAAATCTTAGAGTTATTACAGCAAAAGAAAACTTACAAAAAAGTAATAAACATCAACCATGAAACTAAATCCCATCATCCTCAAAGAAATCTATGAAATGCTCTATATCTGTGAGCCTTTCAGCAAATGGAATCTACCATTGGCAGATGAGATTAAATTTGAGGTCATTTTGGATGAGAATGTCATGGGAACTTATCTCTATGATGATGGCGGCAAATATGCCCATACTATTCAAATAAGCTCTGCTAGATGCGGTCATTTAGATACTGTGATTAGAACCCTAGCCCATGAGATGATTCATGCTAGTAGGCATGATACTGTGACTGATGCTTGGTTAAAGCATGACAAGACCTTTAGAAGAAGGGCACACCTAATTAGTTCTGAGCTAGGATTTGATCCACTAGAATTGTAGTTCCGTATAAAACTGCATTTTTGTAAACTTTACGGAACTTTTTACCTGTTTTTGTAAACTATCTGAAACTAGGTAAAAACCCTAACAATTCCACCTAGGTACATACCAACCGCTACAGCCTCTACAGTAAAGAGTGCATAGTCTTTGGCTACCAACCCCTCAACTGTCCATAAAAAACTGCCTATAAGCCCAAATAATAGGTTTAAAGGGTATATATTCAGACTAGTCAATCCTATGCCACAGAGACACAGGATTGTGCCGATCCATTTAGCCATTTTTAGCTAAGAACTCAGCCATAGTTTTTAGTATCGCTTCTCTCACTACTGCGAGTTCATCTTCTGAAAGGGTAAAGTCTGGATTTAGTGTCATTTTTTCTTGGCTTTCTTAGTTTCTATTTGTTGATATACCTGCATGAGAGCATTAAATCTTTCATCAAGGGCTGATTCAAGGCCTTTAATAGTGTCATATGCAGTCCATAGCGCACCTGATTCATCATCAATTAGTCTTTCAGCGCATATGGAAATTATAGACCTACAGCTATTCAGTTTTGTAGCGATTTCATCAATTTTATTGATTTGCTCATACAAATAATTTTTAGTTATATCGGATAGCTCAATAGTTCCTTCATATTTAAGCCCTAAGTCATCACCGCATTTTTTGCAGACAAAAACAAAATCTTCTTTCATTTTAATTTCCTATGGTAAGCATCAGTTGGATTGTTTTTCATGCTTCTTAATAAATCATCAATGGTTTCAAAATATTGAATGAAATGAAGCCCTGCTGGTGTATATATATCAAAAGTCATTTAAAAAATTTCCTTAAAATCATTTCGGCATAAATAACAGTCTCTCTGTGTTGTTTTTTTACAACAAATGAGCCATTAGGCATTCTTGCATTTAGTAAAGTGTGTAATTCATCCGCTATTTCTATCGGATCTACTACCTTTGGCACACAATTACAATTTCTACCTTGATTGCAATTTTGATTACAGGTCATATTTTTCATTGATTGGGTTGAAGAGCCATGCAGCAGCATAGTCTGGTCGAACAATTACTCTAGTCGGCTTTCTAGCAGCTTCTCTAGCTTTTAGTCTGAACTTTCTATTGAACTCTTCAGGGGTATAAGCTAATGGCTTTTCAGCATCAGGCTGATTGCCAGCCATATAAAAAACTGTGAATTGACCTGTAGTTCTCTTGTAATTATGAATATAGATTTTTTTTCTAAATCTTAGTTCAGTAATATATTTGCATACTGACTTGACCGACATATTGACCGCATCAGCCATAGTGTGTCGGCTCATGGGTTCTGTTGTCATCTTTTGTAACAAAAACTCAATTTTTGCTTTTTTTGTTTCTTCTTTTTTCATATATACACCTATAAATTTGGCTGCCTCGGCTGGTCTCGAACCAGCGACCCACAGATTAACAGTCTGTTGCTCTACCAACTGAGCTACAAGGCAAATCCTTTAGTTAAACTCCACAACCACAAACTTGCTTACCATTAAAGCCTGTATAACAACGATATGGGGCATATGGTGGGCAAGCTGCCAAAGCATAAGCAGTTGTAACTAATAATACTAAACCAACTAGAGCTTTTTTCATAATTAACTCCTTAGAATGGGACATCATCAGCTAAATCTGAGCCACCCTTAAATGGGGCTTGACCAGCTTCTTTTTTCTGCAAATCATTAAAATACAACCAACCATCAAAGCCTACTGGCAGAGCTTCTAGCTTAACCATTTGGCCTTTAGCAGTTTCCATTAGGACTCCTGCTTTGACATACCGAGTCTTTTCTTGACCCTCTTTGTTTGTATAAGTTCCTGCTTTAGCTACTATATCTTTTATTACTGGCATTTTAAACCTTTCAATTTTTCAACTGTTTCATCAACTTCTACCAAAAAGGCAGTTACTTCTTTCTCAAGATTTGCAATATATTCATCATCTCGATCAACTCGAACAACAAATAACTGTAAATCTTCAGGAAGTCTTGGGTCAAATGAGACAAAGTCACACCAGGCTCGACCTGTGCAAGCCATTTGAGTCATCATTTGTGGAATATATTTACTAGGGGCTTTACCGCTAAGTAAGGTATCAATATGAGTTTTGCTATTAGGGCACTTAATTTCAATAAGACCGCTATCACCAACAAGCCCATCAGGGCTGCAACCAAAATTAGGAATGCTAGGATGGTCAATAAAACCTTCTTCATCTACTAATACCCCTTTAAAAGCTTCATAAGCCATGCGAGCTTGAGGCTCTGTTTCAGTTCCCCATGCCATAGCATCATTACTGTAAAACTCAGCTTGCTGACCTGTTAATCTTTCAACAACTAGGTCTGATAGATAGTTAGCTCTTGATGCACTAACCCCTGTCTTAGTCTTAGCCATGACATCTGCAACCTTACTAGCAGTTACTTTGCCTAGTCTGGCTTTGAACCATTCTTCTGTTCTTTGTTCCATCATCTATTTCCTAACCAAAGGACTAGGGCTACAAACCCTAACCCCATCAAAAAACCTAATAAAAGGACTAGAACAATCATTCTAACTCATCCATTGATTTTAGGGCATCTGCCAAATCAAGAGATAACTGACTGCATTTTCTTGCACAGTTCTGAGCATCTCCCCATCGGCCTTGTAAGCAGAAATTGTGCATCAATTTAACTTCTACTTGCAAATCAATCCAGAGGTCTGAATAGTCTTGTTTTCCATCGATTCTCATGCTAACTCCTTTTTCTTTAACTCTTTTGCATCATTGATTAGTTTTAATGCTTCTTTGTCTTTACTAGCGGCTTTATAAGCTTCAGCAAATGCAACCTTTAGCTCATCCATAGTTGTAGCTCTACCGATTGTTTCAATCAATTTAGTGGCATCTACAGGCTCTGCATCTTCCTGTGGGACATCCTCACCAGCATAGATATATAAACCGATACCAAAGCAAGCGATAGCCTTTGCCAAGCATCTCATCATGGCTTTGTTAATAGCTACTGCATCAGGGTTAGGAATGGCTTGATTTCTGTGATCCATAACAGGCAAGTGCATCTTGATAGTCTTGCCAAAAGCATTGACATCACAAAATACCATCAAGCTATCTTTACCGCATGGAGCTGGTTGCTTAAATGACCAGGTAGCCTTTGGATCTTGCAATAATAACTGATCGACTGCCCATGCCCATGAAAGGTAACTAAGACCATTCTTTTTCTCGATATGCTGACCGACATCAATTTTTCTTAATTCTGCATATTTACTCATTTAATTCTCCTTAAAACACTATTTAAAAAATACCGCCAAACAAAATATAAAGCTAAAGACTGACTCATTCCTGACATCCTTAATCTTATATATTTGCTTATCATTTTTTCTTAACCTGCTCATCTGGTGTTAATAAAACTACCTTTGAGAACTGTTCGCATTTGAAAGCTGCCTCACCAATTCTAGTAACCCCTGCATAGCGACAGTCATTGTAGATGCGACCTGAGCCACTAAATACCCCATAAAATGCACCGAATATAAAGCCAAGAACTAAGCCAATTAAAAAGGTTTTAGTGATTTTGTTCCAAGCAAATTCATTCATTTCTCACTCGCTTTCTTTAGTATTGCTCTAGCAATTCTGATTTCATAATCAAAACTTGTTTCAACCTCAGCAGCACTATATTCAATGCCATTAAGTGTCTGCATTATTTCCTCATCACTTAACTCTTTTGGTGCTATGTAAAGTGGTATTGAATGTTCTTTTTCATGCGGTTCAATTTCTTCTGTGAGCCATTGTTTATCCCCATCAATAACTATCCATGCAACAGGTTTCATTTAATCTCCAACTAGGTCAATAATTGAGTCAATTTCTGCTCTGCAAGCATTTTTAATCAAAGCTAATAAAGCCTGGTCATCACCTTTGATATAAGCTTGTAGCATTAGCCCTGAGTTTTCCCAAACTTTATCTCCAAGATCATTACTATCAAATGGGGTAAGATTAAATTTATTTAATGCACCATAAGACAATGAATCTTTATTGAGAATTGCATCGCATACCTGTTCATGCAACTCTTCATAATTGTCATCGCCTTCATATGCAGACTGTAACCAAGCATCATATCTATCCATCATATTCTCCTTAACCTAAATAACCAAAAGCCCACAACACTACTGGAAGCATAAAGCAAGCACCTAAAAACAAACCCTTAAGAATATCAATCATTTTTTTCTCCTAAAAACCTAATCGGTACAAAAGACTTTATTGGATTAAACTTACACCAAACTTACAAATGCAATTTATTTTCTAGGTATTTTCCCTAATGAGAGCAAAAAGAGTCGATATTAACCAAAAAGCCATAGTTGAGCATTTAAGAGCTATGGGGGTTTCGGTATTCCATTTGCATGAAGTAGGCAAAGGTTGCCCAGACCTACTCTGTGGAATAAATGGTCAGACTTATCTCATTGAGGTCAAGAAAGATGCTAAGGCTAGTTTTACTCCTGCCCAGGTAGAGTTTCAAGGCAGCTGGAAAGGATCTCCTGTTATCAGGATAAATTCAGTAGAAGAAGCTATTGCATTTGTAAATAATATGGTTTAATCTGATTACTGGCTAGAGTAGCTCTCGAAAAGTGGACTTCATCACACCACCTGCCAGTTCCCTAATTGTGATGCTCTGCTGATGAGGAAAATATGCACTATTACTACCACCATATTGGTGATTTTATTAAAGACACTTCATTCTTGACCAATGAAGAGCTTGGAATCTATATGAAGCTAATTTGGCTTTACTATGATTCAGAATTGCCATTAGAAAATAATCCATCAACTCTAGCAGTAAAAATTGGAGCTAGAGACAAGGTCAATCAGGTAGAGGGAATCCTCAATCTATTTTTCAAGCTAGAAAACAATAAATGGCATCAATCTAGGTGCAACAGAGAAATAGAAAACTACAAGAAATTATCTGAGTCTGGCAAAAAAGGTGCTGAAAAAAGATGGGGTAATCATAGGGATGCTATAGCCACCCCATTGCCACCCCATAGCCACCCTAATGCGACCCCAATAGCAACCAATAACCAAGAACCAATAACCAATAACCAAATAAATACACCTAGCGGTGTAGATGAGTCTATTTGGAAAGATTATTTAAAAATTAGAAAAGCAGCTAAAAAACCGATTACACAAACTGCATTAAAAGGCTTACAAAGAGAAGCTGATATTGCTAAGAAATCATTGCAAGAAGTTTTAACTATTTGCATAGAAAGATCATGGGTAGGATTTAAAGCAGATTGGATTGGTAAGGACTCTGTAAGCAAACAAGCGGATGATAAGTCTTGGCAATTTAGCAATGAAGGCATAGTGGCCAAAGCTAATGAGCTAGGATTAAGGTCTGAGGGGTTGAGTTACCAACAACTTAAAGATAAATGCTTGTATGTCATGACTAATAGGGCTTTGCAATGATTTATGAATTATTTGATGAATTTGGGTTAATCAGGATTGTTAAATCAAGGACTGAAGCTAGATATTTAGTTTCATGCCGACCTGATTGGAAAATTGTTGCAAAAAAACAACAGAAACCTGTTTATGAGGATGCACCTTTTTGAATGATCTGTTTGAAGATACAAGCTCAGAACAATACCGATATGAGTGCGAATTGCGGTTTATATCGAGCATGGATTTATCAGGCAGAAGGCAGTATTTAGGTAAGGTTTTAGAGAAAAGGGGTGTTGTAGCCCTAAACAAACTAAAGGAAGGATTGGAAAAAATATGGGCACAAAAGAAGAAATAAATGATTCAATGGTTGCAATCGACCCTAATAAAGCCATCAACTTTATTATTGAAAATGCTCCAAAGTATGCCGAGGCTAAGTCAAACAGGGTTTACCTTGAAAACTTCTTAAAGGTCAAGAAAGCTCAGTTAATGCAAGACTGCAAGAATGAGCCTGTCAGCCGAGCCGAAGCTTACTCATTAGCTCATCCTGATTACCTAGTCATTGTTGAAGGCATCAAGATTGCCATGCTAGAAGAAGAAAAGCTAAAGTATTTCCTAGAAGCTGCTAGGTTAAGAGCAGAAATTTGGAGATCACAGGAAGCATCTAATCGAAACCAAGACAGGCTTACAAAATGAATGGAAATAACTCTTTTGCTGAAAGAAATGCTGGTGCAAATCTAGGTGAGGAGTTATTTGAGCAATACTGTAAAGAAAAACAGGTATTTTTTAAGCGATTAGGCTTTGATGAAAAAAAAGACAAAATATCTGAGTTTTATAAATTGCCTACTTATATTAGAAATTTGCCTGATTATTTGGTGGTTACCCCTAAAGGCCATAGGCTAATTATGGTGAAAGGAACTGCCAATATAAAGCAAGCCGAAGTCAATATGATTCCATTATTTTTGGAATGGTATTACAGCAAAGATTGTCCTCTTTACTATGCTTTCTGTTTTAAAGATAAAAAAATAGCCTTCAGAACCCCTGACCAGGTGATTGAATTGTATCAGGGTGCTACTGATAAACAATGGTCTGATAAAGTAATTTATCGTACACTTGCACTATGACCAAAGAGCAAAGGAAGCATTATGATCGAGTTGCCAGACTTGGGTGCGGTGTATGTCGAAGTCTCGGATATGACACAGCCGATGTCGGATGCGAAATTCATCATATTAGACGAGCAGGGAGAAGAGATAGCAGCCCTGTCATTGGACTTTGCCCTGAGCATCACCGAGGCAACTCAGGAGTTCATGGAATGGGTCGAAGGGCTTGGGAAAAGAAGTTTGCATTAACAGAAGAATCATTATTAGAAGAGACTATGAGGTTGTTAAATGATTGATTTAAGGCATGGAGATTGTCTTGAGGTAATGAAATCTATTGCTGATAAGTCAATAGATGCCATTATTTGTGATTTGCCTTATGGCACTACCGCTTGTAAATGGGATACTGTTATTCCTTTTGAGCCATTATGGAAACAATACAAAAGAATCATTAAAGACAATGGGGCAATAATTTTATTTGGTCAAGAGCCTTTTAGCACTACTTTAAGAATGTCTAATCTTAAAGATTATAAATATGATTGGATATGGGACAAAGTAAAACCAGGTGCATTTGCTTCAGCTAAATATCAACCTCTTAGACAGCATGAACTAATAAGTGTTTTTTATAAAAATTTTGGGGCATATAAGCCACAAATGATTAAACGAGATAAATCTAAAACATCCAAACAATATAGCGAATCTTTGTCTGCTAATTGCACTATTGATGGAAAAGAAAGAACTTATACGGAATATTATCCAAAAACTATACTTAAATATTCTAATGCTAATCAAAAAGGTAAAGTTCATCCTACTCAAAAGCCTGTAGATTTGCTTGAATATCTTGTAAAAACCTATACAAATGAAGGTGATACAGTATTAGATAACTGTATGGGATCAGGTACAACAGGATTAGCTTGTAAAAATTTAGGTAGAAAGTTTATTGGTATTGAGCAAGATGCCAAATATTTTGAAATTGCAAAGAACAGAATAAATGCTGAATCATGACAAGAATAGAAGTGACCCTACTTTAAGGGTTTGCGATGTATGCAGGAAAAGAAAACCAAGGGAATTAGGCAAATATGTACCAAATCCTGACAAATTAACTCAAAAATGGCATTGCCTTCAATGTTGGGATAGAAGAAATCATAGATAATGATATAATAAACAAAACCCTCAAGGTTCGGCTAAACCAAGAGGGCTTCTAACCACCACAATATAGAGGTATTGCTATGGCTGATAAAGATTCTAAACTATCTAAAGAATTATTGCATACTATTTTTGAATACAAAGATGGTTGTTTGTATAACAAAATATACAGAAGTTCTAAATCAAAAATTGGTGATAAAGCTGGCACTTTAGCTGCAACAGGTTATTACACAACTTATGTAAATTCAGTAAGATTTTCAATACACAGGCTTATTTTTCTTATGCACCATGGGTATTTGCCCAAAGTTATTGATCATATCAATGGCATAAAAACAGATAATCGAATAGAAAACCTTAGAGAAGCCACTAATTCTGAAAATAATTGCAATAGAAAATCAAACAATAAATCAGGTATTAGAGGAGTTCATTGGAACAAATATCACAAAAAATGGACTGCTGTTTGTTGGAAAGATAGAAAAGCTTATTATTTGGGTCATTTTAAAAATATAGAAGATGCTAAAAAAGCTATTTTTGAAGGCAGAAAAAAGCATCATAAAGAGTTTGCAAACTATGAATAAATGATACAATGAATTAGTGAGAAGTGATTTAGGGGAAAGCCATGCAAGTACCCATTTTTTTGGAGCAGTCGATGGAAAAGCAGATGGCAACCTTTCTTTCAACCCTGTTAAATGCAGGGACTAATGCCCATTTTTTCCATTGGGCAACCAACTCATACAGTCAGCACAAAGCTTTAGGCAAATTTTATGAAGAAGTCATTGAGCTTACAGATGATTTAGCAGAAGCTTATTTTGGTGTATATGGTCAGATTAAAGAGTTTCCTAATACTTACCATACTCCTACAGAACCACTTAAATATTTAGAATCTCTACAAAAATTCATTAAAGAAGCAAGGCCTGATCTTCCTAAAGAGACTGAGCTAATTCAATTAGTTGATAATATTGCAGACTTAGTGGATACAACTGTCTATAAACTCAAATTCCTCAAATAAGGACTCATCATGCCATTATGGAAATCAGCCAAAAAAGAAGCAGTAGGCGAGAATATTAAGCGAGAAGAAGCTGCTGGCAAGCCTAAAAAGCAAGCTGTAGCCATTGCATTAAATACTCAAAGAGAAGCTGCTAAAGGCAAGAGAAAAGCCAAGCTTGAAGATGCTTATGCTAAATATATTGAGGAAAAAGCATGAAGTTCTGGAGATTCGAGTTTAAATATGTAACTCCTGAAAAAGAGGATACAGTTGTTTATTCTCCTACAGAGTTTCCATTCCCTATTAAATCAACAATGCCTAAAAAGCCTGTTGCCAAGAAAACTGTTGCTAAAAAAACTACAAAGGCTAAAAAATGAAGCCAATGGACAGAAAATTTAAAGAAAAAGATGCTTTATTAAGAGAGCATAAAGAAACTACTCTTGAGAAGAATCAAGCTCAAAGAATCAAGAGAAGAGAAGCTTTAAACAAGCTATTTAACAAAGAGGTGAAAGACCCTTTCTAGTAGCTTGTTGCAAAAAAACAACTAAATGTAGTATATTCAATATATCTTAACTAATTACTTAGGCAAGGTATGAATACAAAGACAAAGCAATTAGAAAATTTAAGCACAGTTTCTAATCCTGAATACCCTATTGAAGAAGTCAAAAAGCCTAAAGTAGGCGAAAATAGGGGGAATGCAGGGATGGGCAGACCAAAAGGTGTGCCTAATAAGTCCACAGCAAAGGCTAGAGAGGCTTTTGCACTATTTGTGGAGAGTAACTCAGAAAGAATGCAAGAATGGCTTGAAGAGATTGCTAGTGATCCTAAGCATGGCCCTAAAGCTGCCTTTGATTTGTTACTAGCTGTATCTGAATACCATATTCCTAAGCTTGCTAGAACTGAAATGGTTGGAGATGAGCAGCAACCAGTAAGGCATATATATCAATGGAAGAAATAGACTATATTGATGTAGTGCATGAGTTTGAATATGAGTCTAGGCCTGTTTTTGATGATTTCCATGAAAGAGAACAAAGATGGGCTGTCATTGTTGCTCATAGGCGATGCGGTAAAACTGTTGCCTGTATCAATGACCTAATCAGAAGAGCTTTAGAAGAAGGCAAGCCTGATGGCAGATATGCTTATGTAGCTCCTTATTATGGACAGGCTAAGACTATTGCTTGGGATTATCTAAAGAGATATGCCGAGCCAGCCACAGAAAAGGCTAATCAATCTGAGCTATGGGTAGAACTGCACAATGGTTCAAGAATCAGACTATTTGGTGCTGATAACCCTGATGCTCTCCGAGGCTTATATCTAGATGGCATTGTTTTGGATGAATATGCCGATATGAAACCCTCTATTTGGGGTGCGGTTATTCGACCATTACTAGCTGACCGACAAGGGTGGGCTACTTTCATTGGAACTCCTAAAGGCCATAATGCTTTTTGGGAAGTCTATAACAATGCTACTAAATCTGATGCCTGGTTTGTCAAGACTCTTAGGGCTAGTCAGACAGGCTTATTGCATGACACAGAGCTTAGAGATGCTTTCCATGCGATGACTGAGGATCAATACCTACAAGAGTTTGAATGCTCATTTGAAGCAGCTATTCTTGGTGCTTACTATGGTAAAGAGATGAGAGTTCTTACTGACCAAAACAGAATCACTAAAGTGGACTATGACCCTATGTTCCCTGTTCATACTGCTTGGGACTTAGGTTATTCAGATGACACCGCTATTTGGTGGTATCAGGTAGTGCATGGGGAAATCCGCTTATTGGAATACCATAGCTCTCATGGGCAGACTGTAGCCTACTATACAGGGCTAATTCAGTCTAAAAACTACCATTATGGAACTCATTGGTTACCCCATGATGCAAGGGCAAAAACACTAGCAAGCGGTGGAAAATCAATTATTGAGCAAATTTCTAACAAAATTCCTATAGAATCTATTAAAATAGTGCCAAGTTTGTCGCTTCAAGATGGAATACAAGCAGTTCGACTAGCATTAAACCGATGCTGGTTCGATGCTGACAAAACTGAAGATGGTATTGAATGCTTAAGACAGTACCAAAGAGAGTATGATGAGGATAAGAAGGTGTTTAGGGATAAACCTAGGCATGATTGGACTTCTCATGGTGCTGATGCCTTCAGGATGTTAGCAATAGCTTGGAAAGAAGAAGAGAAACTGCCCTCGAAAGACGACTCGATTAGGGGACTTACTGTTGGTACTAATGAAACAACTCTTAATGAGATGTGGAGAACAACCCCTAAACAATTTAGTGGAAGAATTTGAGAATGGCTGAATCTAAACACAGTTACGAAAAATGGTACAAGATCCTTGGGTCTTATGAGAAATCATTTAAGAGATGGGAAGGTCGAGCCGACAAGATTCTCAAGCGATACCGAGATGATTCTAGAACTCAGAATAACCCTAATGCTAGGTTCAATATTCTGTATTCCAATGTCCAAACAGTAACCCCAGCTATTTTTGCTAGATTACCTAGACCAGATGTCAGCCGAAGATTCCGAGACAATGACCCTGTAGGTCGAGTTGCCTCTATGATGCTTGAAAGAGCTTTGGATTATGAGCTAGAGCATTACACAGATTACAAATCAGCTATGAGTTCTGCTGTATTTGACCGCATGATTGGTGGTCGAGGCACAGCTTGGGTTCGCTATGAACCGCATATTGTGGCTGAATCTACTCCTACTTTGGGAATGCCTGAAGATGGTGTGCAAGTCACAGAAGATATTGATGAAGCTGATGAATCTCAATCAGGCTTAGAGAATGAATCAGTTGAAAGAATTGAGTATGAGTGTGCCCCTGTGGATTATGTCCATTGGAGAGATTTTGGTCATACAGTAGCTCGCACCTGGGAAGAAGTAACAGCAGTATGGCGAAAAGTCTATATGAACCGAGATGCTCTAGTAGAGAGATTCGGTGAAGAATTAGGCTATCAGATTCCTTTGGATACAACTCCACAAGATTCTAAGACTTATGCCCATCAGCAAGATATGAACTCTCAAGCCCTTATCTATGAGATTTGGGATAAAGAGACAGGCACAGCCCTATGGATTAGTAAGTCTATGGGCAAGATTCTTGATGAAAGACCAGACCCATTACAGTTAGAGAATTTTTGGCCTTGTCCAAAGCCTTTGTATGCTAATTTAACTACAGAGAATCTAGAGCCAATTCCTGACTTTACTATGTACCAAGACCAAGCTAAAGAGCTTGACACCTTGGCAGACAGAATTGATGGTCTTATCAATGCCTTGAAAGTTCGAGGTGTTTATGATGCTTCTAGCCCTGAATTAGCTCGTCTATTCTCAGAAGGCGAGAACAATAGCTTAATCCCTGTGAAGAACTGGATGGCTTTTGCTGAAAAGCAAGGCATGAAAGGTGCTATCGATTTAGTAGATATTGCTCCTATTGCTCAAGCTTTGACCTATGCTTATCAAGCGATGGATCAGGTTAAGGGTCAAATCTATGAAATCATGGGTATCGCTGATATTCAGAGAGGTCAGACAGACCCTAATGAAACTCTTGGGGCACAAATCATCAAGAGCAACAATGCTACTGGTCGATTAAAGAATATGCAGCATGCAGTAGTAGATTTTGCTACTTCATTGCTCTGCATCAAAGCTCAGATTATCTGCAATCATTTTACCGATGAGACAATCCTAAAGATTTGCGGTGCTGACCAGTTATCTGACCAAGATAAGATGCTTGTTCCGCAAGCCCTAGAGTTATTAAAGAATGAAGCTGCTAAGAACTTCCGCATCGAAGTTACTAGCGACTCAATGATTTATCAGGATGAGCAACAAGAAAAGCAAAACAGAGTAGAGTTTTTACAAGCAGTTAGCCAATTTGTGAATACTGCCCTTCCTGTGGCTCAACAAGTCCCTGAATTGACTCCGATGTTTATGGAAATGCTTAAATTCGGTGTTACAGCCTTTAAAGCTGGTAAGCAGATGGAAGGTCTTATTGATGAAACTGCTGATAAGTTCAGAGAACAAGCTAAAGCTCAAGAAGGTCAGCCTAAGCCACCGACTCCTGAAGTTCAGAAGTTACAGATGCAAGCTCAGTTAGAACAGCAGAAAATGCAGTTCCAATCTCAGCTTGAACAACAAAAGATGCAAGCTAATATCGAGATGGAAAGAGCTAAACAAGAGTATCAATCTCAAGAAACTCAGCTAAGAATGAGCCTAGAAGCTCAGAGAAATGCTCAGGATCGAGACCAAGAGTTGAAAGTTGCTCAGATGAAGATGCTTACTGAAAGAAATACTCAGTTAATGCTTGCTCATATTAACAATGGCACTAAGATTGAAGTGGCTCGCATCGGTGCAGACCAAGATAATGGCGAACAAGCTTATCTTTCTGAAGAAGAAGCAGCAAGAGCTATGGAGCATCCATTACAACCGATAGCAGATGCAATTAGTCAGGGAAATCAACAAATGGCTGCCACAATGGGTGCTTTAGTTGATACAATTAACCACCACCACAGCAAGCCTAAGACAGTTATTCGAGGGGCTGATGGCAAGGTGATAGGAGTGCAATGATGGCTAGTTTAAAGTATTCAAATGGTACTCGTCATGCTCAGAATCAAGGGCTAATTACCTATGCTGGCACAGGTGCAAAGTTCAATATTTATCAAGGCACAGCCCCTGCTAATGCCAATACAGCCATTACTACACAAACTCTATTGGTTTCATTACCGATTCCTGGTGTATTTGGCACAGATACAAATGGTACTTTGACTCTAGGAACAGTTACTCCAACTCAGGCTGTAGCTACTGGAACTGCCCAATTTTTCAGAATATTTCAAGCTGATGGCATTACTGTAGTGATGGATGGATCGGTGGGAACTAGCGGTGCTGACCTTAATCTAGACAATACAAGCATCAATATTACTCAAACTGTGACTATTTCTTCAGGCACTATTATCAGGAATAATCAATGACCATAACAGTCAAACACACCAAAGTCAGTTCAGTTCCTGATACTTTTGATACAAGCCTTGTTAGGCCATCGGATTGGAATGCTGACCATACCTTAATTGGGGTGGGAACTGCTGCTAGTTTGGATGCAGGTGTAGCCAATGGTGTGGCTACTCTAGATTCAGGCGGTAAAGTTCCTGTTAGCCAAATTCCACAGTTAGGCGATTTAAATTATCAAGGCTCATGGAATGCTTCTACAAATAACCCTACTCTGACAAGCTCAGTAGGCACTAAGGGTTATTACTATGTAGTGAGTGTGGCAGGAACTACAAACCTTAATGGCATTACTGATTGGCAAATAGGCGATTGGGCGGTCTTTAATGGTTCTGTATGGCAAAAAATAGACAATACTGATGCGGTAACCTCAGTCAATGGCTATACAGGCACAGTAGTTCTTGGATATACAGATGTTGGTGCTTTCCCTGCCACTTCTACAACTGGCTCAGGAAATGTCGTATTAGCTACAGGAGCAACCTTAAACAATCCTACTATTGGCAATTATGAAGCATGGACTTCTACAACTAAGCCAAGTTATACAGAAGGATTGCAATGGTATGACAGTTCTCAGCATTGTCTTGCTTATTACAATGATTCTGCAAATGCGATAGTCCATATTGGACAAGATTTACAAGTAAAAGTTATTAACAATACAGGCTCAACTATTCCTAATGGAAGCCCTGTATATATTACTAGCACTTCTAGCGGTCAGACTTATCCAAATATAGCATTGGCTAAAGCTGATGTCGCTGCTACTTCTGCGGTTATTGGTCTTACAAATGGTGCTATTACTAATGGATCGATTGGCTATGTAACTTCTCAAGGCGGTATAGATGGAGTAAATACAGGAACTTTTACAGTAGGCCAAGTTCTATATTTAAGCCCATATTCTGCTGGTCAGTTAATGAACACTATCCCACCAACAGGAATTACAGTTCAGGTTGGTGTAGTGTCTTATGTCGATTCTTCTAATGGCAAAATCTATGTCAAGCAGACTACTCCATTGGCAGTTCCAGCTTCAATCATTACAGGAATTTTGCCTGTAGCTAATGGCGGTACAGGTGCTGCAACCTTAACAGGCTATGTCAAGGGTAGCGGAACAAGTGCAATGACTGCATCTGCCACTATTCCTACTACAGATTTATCAGGCACAGTAAGCAATGCTCAATTAGCCAATTCAGCTATTACTATTAATGGAACTTCTACAAGCCTTGGCGGTTCAATATCAGTAGGCACAGTTACTTCTGTAACAGGAACTGCGCCTATTAGTTCATCAGGCGGTAATACACCAGCTATTAGCATTAGCCAGGCAACAACTAGTACAAATGGTTATTTAAGCTCAACAGATTGGAATACCTTTAACAATAAACAAGCTGCTTTTGGTAGCCAAACAGCTAATTATTTCTATGCTGCCCCTAATGGAAGTTCAGGAAGCCCTACTTTTAGAGCTATAGTAGCTGCTGATATTCCTACTTTGAATCAAAATACAACAGGTTCTTCAGGGTCTTGCACAGGTAATGCAGCAACAGTAACAAATGGAGTATATACAACAGGAAGTTATGCCGACCCTACTTGGATAACTAGCCTTGCTGGTAGTAAAATAAGCGGAACAATCGATGGCGGTACTTTCTAAAGGAAATTAGCATGACAATAATTATTAAGACAAAAAACAGCACTACAACAACTACTGCTCCATCGAGCTTGGCTCAAGGTGAGTTAGCGGTCAATATTACCGATAAAAAGCTATGGGTAGGTAATGCAGCAGGAACTCCTGTGCAGATTTTAGGTAGTGGAGCTACTAATATTGCTGGCGGTTCAAACACACAGGTGCAATATAACTCTAGCGGAGCATTGGCTGGGTCATCTAATCTTACCTTTGATGGAACTGCATTGACTTTAGGTGGAAATCCTACTTTATCAGGCGGTACAGCTAATGGAGTTCTATATCTAAATGGCTCTAAAGTAGCTACAAGCGGTTCATCTTTTGTATTTGATGGCACTAATTTAGGTGTTGGTGTATCTAGCCCAGCGGTTAAAATTCAAACAAATGGCTCTTTGGCTGTTGGCTCAGGTCAAAATATTTCTTGGGGTGGTGCTTATGGTGCTGGCATACCTACACTAGCCGCTTCTTCATCAGGAATGGACTTTTACCCAGCAGGTAGTACTTCAGGTTTGTCAATGCGCCTAGACTCATCAGGCAACCTAGGTCTTGGTGTCACTCCTAGTGCTTGGCAATCAACATTTAGAGCTTTGCAAGTAGGTTCAGGAACTGTTTTATATAACAATAGTTCATCAAATGGAACTTTTTTAGGTTCAAACTTTTATTGGAATGGCTCTAAC